TCCCTGGACAGCCGACCCGCGTCTCACTCGTGGTCTTCTCGGCGATGGCCGCCAAGGACCTCCTGCACGGCCTCCGCGTCCGCAAACTGCACACCTACCCTCGGGACGCCTCAGAGGACTACGTGAAACAACTCAACTCCGAAGTCCGCGTGAAGGACAAGCGCACGGGAAAGCCGATGTGGATACTCCCGCAGGGCGTACAAGACAACCACGCCCTAGACTGCGAGGTGCTGGCGATGCTGGTGGCCGTCCGCTGGGGCGTCGTCGGTCGGGAAGCCACCACCACGGACGCCGAGGCACCCATTGGTTGACTTTATGCCCAAGCCCATAATGTTCATAGCAAGCGTGCCGGGGGTTTGTGGGGACCTACAATGGCTTGGAGGTTCGGATCGTTGGCCCTCGGCACGCCCCCTTTTACTCGCCCGCCAAGGTTAAGACCATGGCATCCGGCATTTTCATCGGCCTCACCGAAGACCAACTTCTGGCAATCCGCGACAAAGCCGTGACGGCCATTACGCAGGGGCTGAACATGACCTCCTACTCGGACAGCGGTTCGTCCGCCTCCAAGTCCTGGGCGATGCAGCCCAAGGAGATGCTCGCCGAGGCCCAGTACGCCCTCGGGGTGCAGTTCCCCGCGACCTACCCCATGTCTATCCGCATGACGGTCGGCCGCACGAACTGGAACAACCCCATCCGCAACTAATCTATGGCAGTCAAAAAGCGTCCTATCACCAAGGCCCGCAAGGGTGCGCCTAAGCCCCAAGCCGACGCGGGCAACTGGCAGAGCACCGGCCTGACCCGCCTACGCCTTGGGCAGTACGGCGCCCAGCCTCGCGACCTTCGCCGAGACCTGACTCCGTGGGACCGCCTATCGATGGTCCGCAAATGCCGCTGGGCTGAGCGCAACAGCGGCCTGTTCAACCAAATCCTCAACGACCTGACGCTCTACACCGTCGGCGACTGCATCAAGCATCAGTCCCATGCGTCGACCGCCGAGGCCCGCGAAGCCTACAACGACTACTTCAACGAGTGGTCCAAGAAGTGCGACATCACCGGGCGCTTCTCCTTCGGCCAAGTCCAGAACATCCTTCTCCGCGGGATGCTCCGCGACGGCGACTCCTTCGCCATCAAGACCCGCAACGGCATCGGCGCCGCGAAGCTCCAGATCATGGAGTCCCACCGCGTAGGCGACCCCATCTACCCAGACGTCGCCCCGCCCGGTATGCATGACGGCATCCAGTTTGGCCCCTACGGCGAACTCGCCGGCTACTCGGTCTACCGTTCCGACGGCTCCGCCCGCTACGTCATCTCCAACGCGGTGATGCACATCGTCGACCAGGAGTGGGCCAGCGGTGCCCGAGGCGTCCCTGTTCTCCAGAGTGCGGTGAACTCGGTGCAGGATGACATGGACGTGCGTCAGCTCGAAGTCCTCGCTATGCGTGACCACGGCGACGTGACCCGCGTCCTCAAGAAGACGGGGGGCTTCATGCCGACCGACATGGCGGCCGAAATGGGCCAATCGACCCCCAGCACGCAGGGCCAGCAGTACGCCTCAATGGGCGGTAAAATCCTCGCCCTTGAACCCGGCGAAGACCTCCAGCTGCTGACCTCTAACCGTGGCTCCCAAGCCATCGGCTTCCTGCAGGAACTTGAGCGCGACATCGTCCGCGTCCTGCCCTACGAGTTCGTTTCCGACCCTTCCAAGATTGGCGGGGCTTCCGTCCGTCTCGTCACCGCCAAGGCTGGCCGTGTCTTCGGTAAGTACCAGAACGTCATGATCACGACGCTCTGCAATCCGACTTGGGGCTATGTCATCGGTCAGGCCATCGCCAACGGCGAACTGCCCGACGACCCCGAGTGGAACTGCGTCTCCTGGACGACCCCGAAGAGCGTGACTGTGGACGGTGGCCGTGACTCCGCCAACGACCGCGAAGACCTCCGCATCGGCCTCCTGTCCTTCTCCGAAGTCTACAACCAGCGCGGAATGAACTTCGAGGAGGAAGCCGAAATCAAGGCCCAGAACGTCCGCTACCTGCTCGACCTCTCCAAGACCTACGGCGTGCCTTTCGAGACGCTGTCCAACCTGCTCATCAACACGCCTCCCGGTACTGTCCAACAGTCCGCAACCCCTCCGCAGCACGACGCGGAAACCGAGACCTCTTCCTAAAATGCGTTTCCTCCTCAATGGCCTGAACGGCCGCGAAGCCCTCCTCATCGACCCTGCGAAGGCGAACGACCACCGCATCCTCGCCGAGAAGTTCGGCTTCACGGATATGCTGGCCCAGCTCTTCGGCGAAGTTCCCAAGGCATACATCGCCGAAGACGGCACGGGCATCATCCCAATCGCGGGCGTCATCGGCAAAGGCCTGTCGCCCATCGAGAAGATGACGGGCGCCGTGGACGTCAACGCCATCGCCGACGCCATCGACGAGTTTTCCGCGAACCCGCAGGTTACCCGCATCGCCTTCCAAGTATCCTCCCCTGGCGGAACGGTGACTGGCGTCGAGGAACTCGCCAATAAGGTCCGCAACATCAGCAAGCCGACGATGGCCTACACGGACAGCGAGATGGCCTCGGCCGCCTACTGGATTGCCAGCGCCGCCGACAAGGTGGTGGCCTCGCCCTCCTCGACCGTAGGTTCTGTCGGCGTTTATATGGTCGTCGCCGACTATTCCAAGGCCGCCGAAGCCCAAGGCATCAAGATGGTCGTCATCAAGGCAGGACAGCATAAAGCCATCGGCGTTCCGGGTGCGGAAGTCACCGACGCCCAGCAGGCTCACCTGCAGGAAGGCGTTAATGAAATCTGGGGCGACTTCAAGGCCTCCGTCCTCCAGACCCGCAAGCTCGTCAAGGCCGAGGACATGGAAGGCCAAGTCTTCTCCGGCAAGCAAGCCGCGCAGCGCAACCTCGTCACGGGCCTCGCGGACTCCTTCTCGGAAGCCGTCGCCATGTGGGCTGACAACAGCATCGCCCCTGCCCCTGCCGTCCCTGCCAAGAAGAAGAACTAATTTATGCCCGAAATCATCATCACCGACATCGACGGAACCATCCTCGACGCTGGCCAGCCCGTCCAACGCGTTATCGACTATATCGAAACCGAAGAACTCCCGGTGGTCATCCTGACGAACCGCCCCGAGTCCGACCGCGCCAAGACCGAAGAAGACCTCAAGGCCACCGGGCTCGACTACATCCGCCTGATCATGAATGGCGGTTCAGCCCCTGCTCCAGCCTTCAAGGCCTCCGAGGTAAAGAAGCTGCTCGACGAAGGCTTCGACCCGGACGTCTTCATCGACAACGACCCCGCCAACCGCGATGCCGTCGCCGCCCTCGGCGTGGAAGTCGCCGACCCTGCCGACCTCAACGCTGAAAGCGAGAACACAGAGAACGAAGACGAGTCCGTGGATATGTCCGCCAAGGCCCTTGCGGTTGACCATCTCTCCAAGATTAAGATGACCATCGAAGACAAGCTCGCCACCGCCGAGATGCTCGCCCAGGCGCTCACCGCCGAACGCGACGACCTACGTGCCACCGTCGAGAAGCTCACCGTCGGCGCCGCCGATGAACTGACCGCCATCAAGGCCGACCTCGTCACGAAGGATGCCGCCCTCGCGGACCTCGGTGCCGCCCTTGAGGCCGCCAAGGCCGAGCGTGATGCCTTCGCCGTGAAGGTCGCCGAACTCGAAGCGAGCAAGGTCTCCGCCTCCAAGGAAGCCGCCAAGATTGCGGCCTCGGTCGGCGTAGAACCGACGGCCATCATCCCGGGCTCCGACAACGCCGCCGCCAAGGCCGACGTCCTCGCGACCTACAACTCCCTGACCGACCCGAAGGCCAAGGCCGACTTCTTCGCGAAGAACGCCCAAGCCATCTACGCGTCCATCAAGGTCTAATTTTCCCTAACCCTAATTCACTCCTAATACACTATGGCTAATTCTATTGCTGCCGCCCCGTCCGTTCTGGCCCAGGGCGTCATCTCCGCCCTCGCGAACAAGCTGCCCGTCCTCAACGGCTTCTCGTCCGTCTTCACCTCGTCCATCGCCGGCGCCGGC